CTATCCAGCCAATCCTTTATACTCCAGTGCCCCATCACTCAGTGTCGAAACTAATATCTCGCCTGTTATCATCTCGCCATCAGCGTCCACAGCATAAATCTTCCCTGAATTCTCAACAAGCTGCGACTGACACATAGCTCCGTCAGCCCCCAGATAGTACCATGCACTGTTATACTGGTACCAGGTGTTTGTGACCATAATACCGGCCGCATTGAACCAGTACCATTTGTTATCGACCTGCACCCAGTCATTACGAACCGGCAGACCGGTATCACCGTTAAAATACATCCACCCATCTGATACCTGCACCCAGCCGGATTTCTTATCCTCTGTCAGAACAATGCTCCAATCCGGTCGACCATATCCCATTATTCTCTCATAAGACAAGCTATAGGACTTCTGGCATACTCCCCCGCCATTTTCGATCACGCCACTTGCCCCGGAAGTATTTCCCTCTATTGTTTTTACCTTGGTAGAAGTAACCTCTGTGACAATGCCGGTATGATACGCCCTGGTACCGTTTGTGAAGAAGATCACGTCTCCCGGCTCTGGCTTTGTATACCATCGGCCAGCTGCTTTAAACTGATTTACACCCGTTGGGCAGTAATGGTACAGTTTACCGGCCAGAAGCTTCTTGGCAGCTTCCAGACCAAACATCTGGACAAATATCTCCGATACGTACATAGCGCACCAGGCTTGCCCCTGCAGGCTATAACCGGTATGTATCTTGTAATCCCTGGCAAAGCAGGTAAAGTTGTTACTTCCTGCATTGGCTGTGAAATCGTCCAGATCATTCTTATCTTTCTTTTCCAGATATCCCGTCCAAGCTTTCGCCTTATTGATTAAATCATTCACTGCATTACTCATGTTTATTTCCTTCCTTTCAATAGAAAAAGGACCCAGGATTATCCCAGGTCCATAAAGTTGTGACATTACAACCGTTGCGACGGTCGCAACAGATTAAGTGTTATCTGGCAGTTCGTCCGTATACTGTGTAAGGAATTTCTTCACGGTCTCCCACAACCGCTTCACCGGCAGACCGCACAGTGTCATGTTTTTAAGAATGCTCACCAGCTCATACGCTATGTACAGTAGTCCGAAGAACTCCGCCACCCCAATGCCATTAACCGGCAGATAGGACCGGATCGCTTCCGGAATGAAGCCGATAAGATTAAGATGCACAATCCGATCAAGTATCAGCAGGAACGCAAGGGACGCTACCATGGAGATTTTCCGGATCGCTCCATCAATGCCGAAACAGCTGTTAAATACTCTTTCCTTAATTGCTCTTATGCAGCCGAAGCAGGTATCCATGACTACTGCTAAAATAACCAATTTAATAATCGGGCTTCCCCATGCCAGGGCAAGCAATACTAAAATTTTATCCATTTCCATTTTCCTCACTCTTTCTTAATTTTTACTTGCAAGAATTTCCTTTTTCTGATCCTCATTGATCCATTTTTTAATAACCGCATTTGCCAACATTGGCACCGTCAATGGTCCCTTGCCAGCTGCGTACAATCTCATTAATGTCTCAAACATATTTACACCTCCAAACTTGATAATACCAGCGTGTCTACAGTTGCTTTCAGGGCTTCAATCTCCGCCGCCTGTGCCGCTACGGTTTCTGTAAGATCAAGAGTGCGGAAATAAGCAATCATTACATCGGCCTTGATATCCTTATTTTCATAGATGGGTTCCTTTGTTTCTTCATCTGTTCCGGTCTGCACCTGTTCGCTTCCAATTACTTGATCGGATAGCTTTGTGAGTTTCCCGGCATAGACTAAATCAGACCGCTTCCAATCAGGTTCCCCGGATAATCCGATCTGTGTAATGCTGCCATTTTCTTTTAAAACAGCTTCAATGCTATCAAAAGAAGCTGCCCCTTTCTGAAAGGTAATGGTGCCTCCGGATTCTGTCAGATTTACGCCTGCTGTGATCAGTTCAAATTCCTGATCGCCAAACTTAATCTTTTCAATTTGATTCATATAGATTCCTTTCTGCCCGTTTTAGGCATAAAAATAAGAGCCTTTCAGCTCTGATTAACAGTTTTCTTATTCAGTTAAAAACAATCACCACGATACATAATAATCAACTTCATTTTTGCGTATCTCTGGAAATTCAGACATCATTTTTCCGTAACCCCAATATGCAACATGATCTTCATCGTTTTTAATTGATTCCAAAATACCTTCCCAATAGATATTCGTTATTGTATCATTGGTAATAGGGTTTAGATTGCATAAGTGTTTCCAAATTTTACGATAAGAGCCAGGAACTAATTCATTTACGTATTCTAGCACATCAATCAGATTGATTACCTTCTTTGCTTCATAAGGCTGTGGCTTATCCATTATCCATCTTCCTTTCTGCTGTTTCACGGACAGCTCCTTTTTTCACTAAATAGCAATTTTAGGTTATAAAACTTTATTCTAAACAAACTGTTCAATGCGTTATAATGATTCTATCACCCATTATTTGTGGAGCGAATAAAAATACTCAGAAAATGTGTTGGAGTTTTTTGTATAACATAACCCAAATCCAACAAAAACACTATATATAGCGAAAAAGTTCCAACATTACGCAATATATAGTGTTGTATGTCTATGATTTAATTATTATCTCACTTCATGTTCAAGCCATGCCGCTAAATTTTCGGCAATATATCTCATTGCCATCTTAGATTTATCGGAATGAGGGTGCACACCATCTTGTATCCAAAGACTATAAACTGTTGCTTGTTGCATTTTTCCAGCATCAACCAAGTAACCTTCAGAATTCCATTTTTTTGTGGTGGCAATAGTATTCTTCGAACTCCATCCTAGTCGCTTATATAACTGGCAACACGGTAACTGCCAATCACTAGCAAGACCTTCTTGGGCTTCTATCACCCCCTCATTATACTTTTCAAGGCACTGGTTATTATTGTGAGTGACAATTGCTATTTTTGCTCTTGGATTATCATCAAGTATTTTTTTGATAATAAAATTAGCCGCCCCCTTAAATGTTTGCTTGTTGTATGGATCAATCTCGCTATATTGATTTTCTTCAATCATGCGATCATTGTACCCATGGTCTAATACATATAAATCAGCTCTTTTAGTACCTAAATGACGATTAAGTTTTCTCTCGTAACTACAATCAAATATTTTTTCTTTCAATTCCGGAGTTATTTCATGTACTGTATTATTTGTAAAAATCGGTGAATCATAATTATCTATTAACCATTGCATTTCCTCAAGACTATTAGAAAGGCATCGAGAACATGCAGTCCAGTTCTCATCAAATCCATAAGGGTTATCTGTACTCACTCTTGAGGCTCTTTGGCAATGCATCGGACTACTGCCTATTGATTCATTAATAACGTTTGCTCCTAGAATTTCTCCAACCATATTAGGATAATTATCCATCGTTTCTAGTCCACTATATCCTCCGGCCGGAATAGAAGTACCAAACCATACAATTTTTTTATTACTCCAATAATTATGATTCAAAGTGTTACCTTCTATATTTAATGTAGGTTTATTGTTGATATAGATAGAACATATTAAAACATCGTTTATTAATATCATTATAACTAAAATTAAAATCATATTAATATTAAAATTTCTAATTTTTTTTATCATGTAAGTTCCTCCGTATACTACAAATTATATCATTGGCTAATTGCTATTTCAACTTTAATATAGTACTAATGATCATTTTACGTTATTTTTGTCCAGCTAGGTGCGGCAGAAGAGCCAAATATTCTGCGAGTATACAATCCGTTTTCGTTGGCACTAAATTGGAAACGTATCCAATTTATATCAAAAGACAGGTAATGTGTGTTCCCATTTACGCCGTAAAGAATTCTGTGCATATTTGATAAACCATTAGTATCATACTCTGATACAGTATTGGAGGCAACGAATGTAAACCCTCCTAAATTGCTATTTAGTGCTTTTACCACTGCGGTTAAATTCGCACCAATATCCAGATCTTCATCCATTCCGATCCGCGCCCAGAGGTTATGTACAAATGCTGACGTTGGAATTTTATTCTGATCATTCGCATCCATGTTGGTCAGCATATTCTTAAGCAGGGCATTTTCATTCAGGCCTATGGTTACAGCAATAGTCTTAGAAATCTTTCCAAGCACAGATGAAATAGCTTCCTCTGCTATGATATTGGCCAACTCCGTAGCCTGCGTGAAGATCGTATTTACATCAATGCTACCATCGGTACCCACTTTGATCCCATCACTACCCTTTACCAGTCCCAGGGTATTCTGTGTGGCTGTCTTAACGCTTAAACTGCCTTCAGTACTTACCTCCGTTGTTGTCCCGTCTGGCTTAACTGTTCCTACGCTGTTTGCCGTGGCCTTACTGGTTCCCAAGGCCGAAACCTGCCAATAATCTAAATTGGTCGGCAATGTCCCAATAGGAGGCTTAGTGTGAACCACATAGCTGCTCCCATCATAAGATACTAAATTTAATATTTCATACTGCTTATTAGGATTGTATTCTTCCGAAGGTAGCATTCCTATCGTGCCATATACAACTTCTGTCTCATCCATTATTCCAGAATCTCCTTTCCTATAAACTTACCGGCTTCCAGCCTGAAACTGATCCCTTTAGCCGCTGTCCTGCTCTTGAGCTGCATGGTTGACATATCAACAAAGAATTGCGGAATTGATATCTTCGCCGCTTGGTCAATCTGCGCTTTTAAAATTTGTACCTGTTGCCAGTACCACTTTGCATTATCTTCTGCGTCTTCTGGCACAACTCCACCGTCTGCATAACGTTTAGCCAGTAAAGCACTAGCCTGCGCCGCGGCTGCGCTTTGCCCTGCAGCGGTCTGGCTTTCTCCTGCTGCTGCCGCTTTCTGGGTGGCTACCTGCTCACTGGCACCTGCTGCCGCTGCTTTCTGAGTTGTTGTTAAAACGTCTGCCGCTGTCTGATTTGCTGCTGCAGTGGCCGCTGCTGCCTTTGTAGTAGCTATTCCCGCCTGTGTGGTTGATACTGCTGCGCTGTCTGCGGCCTGCTGAGCATTCTGGCCGGAGGTTGCGGCATCCTCTTTCACTTGTCCAAAGTAATACTTTACACAATCATTATCACTTCCCGGAAATGCCGGATCCCCTTGAAAATATCGCTTAGCATATAACTGATATTGCAAGGCTGCATCTCTTGCTGATTGAGCGTCCAGCATATACTGCCTAAACTCTGTCTGTATGGCAGCATCAAGCTTTCCCATAGTTACGGATCCGTCAACTATGTTTGCCCTCATGATCCGGTCAGTGATCGTCATGGAGATTGTAGCAGTGCTTTCTACAGAATAGACAAATCGGGTAAGATCAATTACTTTCTTTGTGCCGTCTGCCAAAGTGAGGACAAGTTCGTTCTGATCGTTAATATCGAAGTTCGTGACAACCTTTTCAATATCCAAATCGTAAGTCTTTGTAGACCCATTCTGCAAGGTGACAGTAAGTATTCCTGTATCAGTATCCAGCACCACATCTTTAACCATGGTATTCAATGCTGATTTATCGGCTTTGTTTGCATCAATCTGCACAATCCGATTATCAGCTTCCTTAATTCCGTTTTCCATCTTGAGCAAGTTGGTCCGATTGATCGGTGTTTTTTGCGACGGCTCATTCTCCCAGTCAGTTATGTAATAATATGGTCCGTAAGCCATTTAACGTCACCCCTTTCCCTCTGCTGGCATAGCAGTATTTTGAGTATTACACGCTCCTGTTGCTTCCGCCGGCTCTTTAATTTCTCCTGGCGTTCCAGACTCCAGCACCTGCGCAATAGCCGCCACCTGTTTAGCATTCTGGATTCCGGTCGTGGTGACTGCATTTAACATGTATTTCATCTGAATAACCTGTTCTTCCGTGTAAGTAATTATTTTTTTCATGGATCCTCCTTTCTGCACACAAAAAGAGCGAAGAAATCAATCCTCGCTCTGTGTAATAGTTTTATTTAATTATTCGTGGCTATTTCCTGTACCGGGACTGCCTCGCCGTCAGCAGGTATCCATACACCATCGGATCCAAGCTTGTGACCATCAATTGTCGTATCGTGTAGCATAATACTGAAATTGTCAAAATAGTACCATTTGCCGTCAGAATCCTTAAACCATGTTAGTCTTAATGATTCTCCCTTATCTCCAAAATAATACCATTCATCACCACAATATTTCCATTCATTTTTTACATAATTACCGTTTTCATCTACATAAAAATAAGCAGCGGAATACTTTCGTTGAAAGTCTCCATCAACAACAGAAGCAACTCTTCCTTCTCCAAATGCAAAAGTCAGTGTTGAAATAAATAAACTCATTGTAATAGCAGTTATCATTATTTTTAAGGTATTTTTCAATGGAAACCTCCTTGTAATTATAAAAATTTAGTAATATATAATTATATCTTTAATATAATAATATGATACTAATCAGCCATTGTCAACCCTGTCTCTTAATTCTTGAAATTGATCCCAAAACCAATCTATTGTTTCCCCCAATCCCCACAGCCTACTGCTACCATGTGCTAATTGACACTTATTTGCATAAACATCATTGCATTTTACATCCCCACCTTCAATATTTCCCAGTCCATCTATAGTCACGCCTCTATATCCCTGTCCACCTATATAGAGAGATGAATAATCCCCGCCTGGGCTTCCATCAGGTGCACCTTGTGAATTCACCCTAAACCACCCATTATTTGACCGTAACAAATTTGTACCATCAGCACTTACATAATAGTCACCAAATCCCACAGCGCTACTGTTTGCATAAAATGTTTCAGAAGACAACGCACCGGAAAACACTCCATTAATAGCAACGATGTTCCGGCAGGTCAGCTTTCCGTCACTGGTCATACTGGAAAAATCTGAGGTCCACGAAAAACGGTTTCCCCTGATATTTACTCCACCACTTTCAACAGATATTTCCGCAGATACATCACCTTTACTTACCTTTGCAAGAATCTGATCAGCTGTAACTTTAAATTGCCCTTCTGTGTACTCTTTTAAATTCTTTACAGACAAACCAATTTCATCCGCCCTGATTTTTAATGATGCCTCTGCCTGCGTTGCCCTGGTCACTTCTGCAAGGATCTGTTCAGCCGTTATTACAAACTGCGCTTCCGTATACTCCTTTAAGTCCGTTACCCGTACAGAGACCGCTTCCACCGACTTCTTTATAATAGCGGTCTTTTCTTCCAGCTGAATGATCTGAGTGGCTATACCAAAGCTTTCCTTTCGCTCCCTGGTACCTGCTGCCTCAAAGGTATCCATCATAGCCTGAATGCCTTTTATGGTACGTTTCAGACAGTATGTTTCTATCACATCATCAGAGGTATAACAGATAATTCCATCCCCCGGCTCCACCCATGGGAGTGCCTGTGTTACAATCTTACAGGGGCGGTATATCTTTCCGGATATTTGGTCATGTACTGTAGCTGCTATATTAAGCAGATCCGCGGCTGATTTACCGTATACGAGGAAATTACCCTGTATGTTATATGCGTTGGTTCCTGCGCCGTATGAAGCGCCTACATCCCCCTCTTCCTGCCTGATCTGGACCTTATCAATACCATAGGTCAGGAAATCTTCATAGGTAGTCCCTGACGGATTGTAATGGGACAGGGTTTCTCCTTCCAACTGAGAGGGATACAGATCATCTGCGGGATAAAGTTCCTCTGACGGAAAGAGTCCGGACGCTCCCAGGAAGACATACTTAAATCTTCCGGTTATATCAATCTGCCCGAAACAACCGTTTAATTCACAGATCGCTTTCATGGCATCCCGCCCGGATAACTTCGATGGATCAATGGATCTTGTTACCTCCATATCGTCCAGAGGGAGTATGATCTCCTGCTGCCGGATCCCAATAAATTCACAAAGGGCATCACGGTACTGTTTCAGAGTCATAGGGAACGTGAGACCGCGGTACCAACCTGACACATCAATATCAAAATTCAGCATACGGTCATAGGCTACAATCTTTTTCTTACTTACATCTGCCTGTCTAACAAAGCTGGCAACCTTATAAATTCCCAGCATCATTTCATAATCTCCCACCTCTACTGACAATGTGAATTCTTTCCCGGTAACGTCCATATTGACATTGTTAACAATGATCTCCAATCTAGCAGCACTACATTCCCCAAATTTCAGATCCTTAGTGTCGCATACTGCCTGCTCCAGTACGAACGATTCTGACGAGATCTGGTCCTTATCAACCAATAACATGGGAGTATCATCTACTGGAAACAGATCATCTGACGGCCACACATTATCTCCTGGATATAGTAGATCAATGCTTCCATCGTAAAATCTAAGCCTGGCCGTCTTTACCGTCTGATTAAAGATATTGTTTTCCCGGTATAGGCTTTTTATTTCCTCCGGAATTTCAATCATTCGATTCCCTCCTAATATTCTATAAGTTCAAACGTGATCGGGCGATACAACACCGTATTTTCGTACGACATTAAAACAGAAAACTCAACATCTGGTATGTAAAAATTCCCCGAAGCATAATCATTTGTTTCATCGTTCCAGTACTCAATGACTACAAGAGTGCGCTTTGGAAAATGTCTCTGTAACTCTATTTTATCTTCCAGATACAGAGGCGGAGTGGTGAAAGTAATTGTAGACCTTGTGTGCGGAAGGACATTCCGATGTGTTAATCCGGTTGAGTCCGTCCAGGGATTTAAGTCTGATTGGCGGTTCGGCGTTGATTTATATTCCTGAAAAAACTTACCACTTATTACATAATCAGATACTTTCATTAAATATCCCCGATAATTTGTATCCATAAACTCTCACCTCCTCCTTTAAGTAAAAGCTGAAACACCATATTTACTCATATATTCATCGTTTAAACTTCTCATCGTGTCAAACATTTCCTTTGCTGTCTGCATTGCCTGTGGATTCTTTTCACTAATAATTTTAAGAAGAGCTTTCATTTCTCTCAGTAACATAAGCATTTCCACGGTTGCAATGTCATTTCCCCTGCCCTGAACAGCTTTATCAAGTAACTCCTGGAGTTTGTTTTCAGGTGCAACCACTTCACCATAACGGGTATTATCACCAATCATGGCAAGCTGAGGAGTATTGGCTTTCACAAATCCGCCCTGAGCCAAACGTGGAATGGAGACTTCATTTATATGTGGTATGTCAAACCCGAAGCTATCAAATCCCACCGCTGCCGCTATCTTCTCCGGTATATCAATCTTAAATCCGCTAATGGCATCGGCTATCTTATTAACAGACTTTATTACACCGTTGGCCATCTTCTCCACTCCACCAATGATATAATTAATGGAGATTTTAATGGCATTCCAGATTGCATCAAAGATATTTACCGTGGTAGTTTTTACCCCGTTCCATATTTCCTCCCATTTTGCTTTGATCTCGGCGAGTTTATTTGTGATGCCATCTTTGATTTTTCCTATTGTTTCAGTAATTCGTGTTTCGATTGCGGTCCATATATCTTCTGCAGCAGATTTTACTAGATTCCATTTTAGTTCCCATTCAGCTTTTATTGCTTCGACAACTGTTTTAATAATAGATGCAATAGTATTTATTACAAGAGATACCGCATCCTTTATGGAATCCCAGGTGCTTGTAAAAAATGTCTTTATCCCTTCCCAGGCTCGATCCCAGTCACCAGTGAAAACTCCAATGATAAAATCGATCAGGCCGCCTAAAGCTGTTAGAATATCTTCTACAACTTTGCTCACGCCTCCGAGGAACTGAAAGAATCTGTCAATGACATCGGAAACAAACTTAGCAATGACCGGTGCTGCTGCATCCATGAACCAAAGAATGAATGGCTTTAATATATTTTCCCACAATACAGAAATCGCATCCGCTACCTTGCCGCCTAACTCCAGGAACTTATCAATCAGAGGGGATAAATATTCCTCTCTAAACTTTCCGAACTGGTCTGAAAGTTGCGTTATAACCGGAAGAAAGTAAGTATTATAAACTTCCAGAAACTTAGTTGCAATCTCTGTAAAGCCCTGCTTAAAAGAATCAAGCATCGGCTTTATGTGTGCGTCATACGTTTCGTTTATCTTTGTAAATGCTTCATCAGCAATTGACTTTAACTCAGAAAATATAGGCTCTACCGCAGTAAACGTATCTTCAAGAGCCTGCTTGATAAGATCTTTGTTCTGAATAAATGGCGCGGTAATCATATCCAGAATATCTCTGCCAAACTTTCCGGCCAGTTCCGTCACACCCATAAATGCACTTGAAAAGATGCCTATAATATCCGCGGTAATCTGCTTTGCACTGTCACTACGAAAAGCTGAGAAAACAGTTGCAACTGCGACATTGAAGTTACCCACAATGTCTGCTATCTGGCCGCTGATATCAAACATCGATACCAGATAATCCTTAATCTGCTGGTTATTCTGCTCCAAGTATAGGTTGATTCCACCAAGCAGGTTATCTGCGATCGTAGCACCTACGGAGGCTATGCTCCCAGCTGCCTTCCCAAGATTAAGAGCGATCCGGTTCCCTAAGTCCTCTGCTGCTGCCAATACCGCAGGATCCATAAAAATATCTTTCAGGCTCTTTCCGATTCCCTGGACTGATTGTTGTATGCTGTCCAGAACGGAAGTATCACCAAAAGCAATATTAAACCCACCTTTAAATAGATTGGCGAGCTCCCTGGCTTTATCTATTAAGATCTGGTATTTATTACTGGCTTCCTCTACTCCAGAAGTATCCAGCTGGCCCATATCAAAACTGTCAGCAGCATATCCTCCGCTTCCTCCCGAACCAGATCCGGAATCAGAGGTTGTAATAACATTTAGTTTATCAATGTTTGACAGACTGTCTTTAACCTTTTTCCCGGCTTTCTTAGCTGCATCTCCAACCGCACCGACTGCACCGGTGGCATTATCTGCAGCGCCGGCGACAGCTTCCATACCTGCTGCCGTTGCCGATACGCCGCCGTCTGAGCCTTTCTTCCCCATTATTAACTCTGTAAAGGATTTAAAGGCATTGGCCAGGCTCATTAGCTTTCCGATTATGGTATTGATCACCTGGATAACCGGAGTCAGTACATTAATAAGTCCCTGACCTATGGTAGCTTTCAGGGAGTCAAATTGTAGTGTTAAAATACGTACCTGATTGGCCCATTGATCACTGGTGCGACTAAAGTCACCGGTGGCAAGTGCCAGCTGATCCTGCACGAACTGATATCGCAGGGCTACCTTTTCAGCTTCGGACATTTTAGCCGTGACCTTACCATATCCATTCGCCATGGCATAGGCATCAAGGGCATTCTGAGTCATTACAATACCCAGGTCCTTAAGCGTCTCTGTCTCACCTGTGAATACGGATTTCAGCTTTGTATAAGCCTCGTCCTGTGACAGATTATAAAAAGATGCCACATCTCCGGCTAGACCGGTCAGAGTGGTTGACATATCATAGGCAGCACTTTCCGAGAATCCGAACGCTTTTGCCATGGCTCCAAATGTACCTGTGAACTTCTTGGCCATTGTTTCGGACAGGCCGAACGAAAGTGCCGCATTCTTTGCAAAGGCATCGATCTGTTTCGACATCTTAGGAAATGTCACATCAACAACGTTCTGGACCTCGGTCAGATCGGATCCCAGTTCAATGGCACTCTTTCCAAAATCAATGATCTTCTTAACAGCAAAAGCGGCAGCCAGAGTCTTTCCTGCTTTTGCAGCAAGTCCCTGAATGCCAGACATTTGTTTGTCAAAACTATTTTTATTAACGACAAGATCTAGTCCGATCTGCCCCACGCTATCAGCCAATTGTATCACCTCCTATCTGAACATGCCTGCGACCATCTTCTCCAATGCTTTCATTTCCTGATCGTAAGTAGCCGGTGACATTGTCTCTGCTTTCCGGTTTCTCCAGGCATCATATATACGCTTCTGATCTCTGTTAAAGCCTTTTATCACTTTCTTATCCGTCTCCGCTCGAATTGCCACGATCCGCCCCAGAGGAGTTTCAGGATCGATTCCAGAAAGTAGGGACTTAAACTCATCCCAGCTAACCGATTCAAATTCTTTCGTCCGTATTCTCAACCCGTACTGCGTAAGAAAACTGGAAACAATTAAGTCCCAGTCCTCAAATAGATCGTAGTACGGGTCACTGCTCTCCCGGAGTGTCATTTTCTCCTGTAATCAGATTAATCCCCTCTTTTATCACCACAACCAGATCATTGAAACTAAGTTTTAGCTTTTCAATTTCTTTCTGTGATTTCTCCGGAAACATCATCTCATATGCTTTAATAATCTCATTGAGTCCAGGTTTGTCGGCACTCATAATTCCCATAACCTTAAGCATTGTGGGAGCATCTGCATTTACTTCCAGTTTCTTCCCTTTAATAATTAACGACGGATTTCCCTCAAACGTCAATTTATCTGTAATATCCGCAACTCTTGCCATCTACTATATCCTCCTTATTCTCCTGATCCAGCAGACGCTGCTGTGAATGTGGGCTTACCCTTACATTTCACTTCAAATTCCAATGCATCTGCTGCCGTACTGTCACCACCGGCTGGCGTGGTTACGTTGATGATTGAGTTACAGGTTACCTTTGCGCCTGATGGCATTTCCCATTCAAAAGGAACCACTACATCATTACCGGATTTCCATGCTAACCCTGCAACATAATCATTGCCCGGATCTCCATAGGTGCGTTTTCCTTGGAATGAGAAGGACAACTTTTTACTGGTCATCATACCGTCTCCCCAGCCTTCATGCTCCATGGCATTCCACTCCTCTACACCGCCCTCAATGCTGGGGGCAAAATTGGTAAGATTGGCGACTGTAACCATAGTTTCTTTACTTCCATTTAAACCAACCTTAAACTTGTTGTTATTTACTGGATATACGATTGCTTCTGACATATCTTTTACCTGTCCCTTTCATAAATAAAATCCAGCCAGATCACATATTCATATACTCCGCCATCATCTGTCCCAACGTCCTGCGGTTCGGGAACCATCAGACGCAGGTAATTGATAGGGGTATCTACTATGGTAAGGCTGGTTACACTTCTTAGTTTCTCAAATAAATCATAAGCCGCTCTCTCTGTTTCGTCCTTGCTTTTATTCCAATGGACCAGTAGGGAAACCGGCCTTGTATCGTAGGTGGTGCATTCCAGTCCGCCTATGGCAATATTAGCAGGTCCGGACGACGGCCGGCTATAAACTCCAATGGATTTCTGGCTTTTATCATCCAGCTTCCCCATATAGACATTGTCGTCTACAGCAATGTTCAGACTGGAGATATACTGACGGATATCTTTTAAAGACAGCATCACACACCACCCACTTTCTTATATAATTTTTTAAATTCCTTTGGTGCAAAATCGGCCTTGCTTCCTCCTGGCAACCAATCTTCATACCACCGTCCTTTTGCATTTGGATTCTCATTCGTCTGAAAGTTATATTCAGGATGATAATAAAGCCGCCTTGTATATGGAGTGTTGGTTACTAATCGAACTTTTCCTTTCGATGATTCGGAATAGTCTGGTGCGAAACTTTCATTCTGCATAGTTCCAAATTCAAACGGCATAACCTGAGCCTGAATAACCTCAGTGTGTAAGGATTCTGCGGTCAATTCCAATGCGGTTATCGCTGCCTGTGTTAGTTGTCGAATCCGAGGCATATTCATTTTAACCGTTGATTTAACCTGCATCAGATTACCTCCAGTGTGCAAAAGTTTACGGTACCGTCCGGATTCCGGTTCTTTGTTCCCTGCTCAATCCGTCTTTCTTCCCCAAATATAGTAACGGTACCTCCGCTTAAGGTTGGGAAGGCTGGCGCGATATCACCAGGAAACATAGCTGTGCCGGTTATCTGAACCAGTTTCTTTTCTGCTGTGAGAATTGTTTTTGCCCTGTCCTGAAAATTGCACTTCAAATCCAGATCAGCCTTGTATTTTGGCTCACCCAAGTTGTTAGTTTCCTCACTTTCCAAGTGAACGTGAATATTTGTCTTACATAGGCTTTTTGGTACTAAACATGGATATTTCATAGGCTTACCTCGCTAACCGGCAGCACAAGCCCGTCTGGGACAGCTGTGCGTATACATCACGCTTCATAGCCACTCCTTTATCCATAAATACATTCCAGGAGCTGCCAAACTGTGCAGATACTCCATTGATACTGTAGCTGGATAAAATCGTATTAATCTCGTCAGCGTTTTCATGTTCAAAATCAGCTTGCAGACATATTACTTCCTGAATGACCTCCTGCTGAAACTCAGTCAAATTAGAAAATCCCCGACCTACAATTCGATTGTAAGTCAGGGAATCAATATGGCGGCTGGCTTGTCGGAGCACTTTCTCCAGTTCATCTTCTGGAACTGTGCTGCCTTTATAGATTTCTTTGTAATAATCCGGTGTTACATAGGGAACGTAAGGCATTTTACTCACCGCCTTCCGGCTTAAACTCCTTGATCTTTTTTACGATTCCGGATACTGTGGCTGCTTTTCCTAAATCGATCCCATTTTCAGAGGCAAGCGTTTTCAGCAGATTTATAACATCCTCATCATCTGCCATTTCTCCACCATTAGCTTTTAGCTCCTCCAGTTCCTCCTTTAACGCCATGTAATCGCCATATGATACAGTCTTGCCTCTTCCATAAACAATTACGTTTCCATCATCATCTTTAATATCAAAACCCTGATCCTGGTAACCTTTCTGCTGACTTTCATCAATGGTATATTCTTTATTTCCTTTTACTGCTTTCATTTACCAATACCTCCCTATTATGCTGTGATATTCATTGCACAGCCTTCCACTTTCTTTTCAAGTAAGAACAGATCACCATAATTCCGATTCTGATATAAATATCCATCTGCCGTCCGGCTATCGGTACCTGGAGTAAACAGCTTAATATAGCTATATTTATCTCTTGCTACCACGCAGGAATTATGGATCAGGATCCAGTTGATCTGCTTTGCATCGGTTGCCGCTACACAACCATTTGTAAAATCATACTTCGTCTTCATTCTTGCAGCCGGTACCATCTTGATCGTAACATCATCAAGAGAATGCACCTTTCGGTTGATAGTTGATGGAGTGGTTACAGTCATCATTCGTTGAATGCCATCTGCTTCCTTTACGATCTTACGCATGGAAGGAGTAACATACAGTATTCTTCCTTCTTCCGGTACCCCGGCTTCGTCCATGATTGCCATTTCAGTATCAAAGGCTTCTAGAAAGTTAGCTACAGTAATCACAGTGCTATTGATTCGCCCGGAATAGGTAACCAGCTCTGCGTGGAGCTTTGAGAATCGGTAAGAATCCTTTTCAGGAATAGCCTGCTCCGTTTCAAAAGTATTTTGAATATTAGCTACCGATAAAGTAAGATTCGTTTCATCAATATCCATCGGATCCACAAAAAACTCAATATCTCTATCATGGGATAGTTTTTTAGGCTCCCAGTCATTACTTAAAGTACCGGCATTAAATCCCGGCATTCTGGTATGGTCCTTATATCCAGACACGGTCATTCTTGGAAGTTTGATAGTCTGAGCATTCAAAAATTTAACTTGCGGATTGCTCTGTGTAAGCAAGTCAGAACAAAGCTCCTTTGCATATTTCTGCTGTAGTAAATCGGTGAATGTTGTTGCATAATCATAAACTGGCATGTATTATTTCCTCTCTTTCTTATAGTCCAAATGCTTTCTTTAAAGCATCGTCTGTTGTTGCCTGCTGCCCAGATCCGCCAGTGGCTCCTACCTGTACAAATCCTGTAGTCTGCTGGGTCTGCGGTTTAAGTGCCGGTACGTCTTCCAGCACTTTGTTTAAGGCATTTTTCATAGTTTCATCATTGATCTTTCCGTCCTGACCCATAACCTGACTTAAATCAGCCATTTTAAGGACATAAGGAATAGACTTAACATCAAGCCCAAGACTGATAGCTGTCATAGTGGCAGCATTTTCAATTGTTGCTTTCTGCGCTGCTGCCTGTGCCTGTGTAAGCTGCTCCTGCATGGCACTTACATCCGGCTGAGAAGCTGCCTTCTGCTGCTTAAATGTTGTAATTGCCTGGTTCATTTCTTCCTGGCTGAGTCCCTGCTGTTTGAAATAACCTTTCAGTACACTGTCTTCCGTTGCGGTCTGTTTTCCAGATACCAGCTGAGCAATTTTATCATAGTCAATTGCAGGGGTGACCGGCGGCTGTGCTGCACCAGGTTGTTGCGCAGGGCTTCCACCTGTTCCAGTTGCGGCAGCTCCGCCCTGACCTCCATCAGCTTCATACATTGGCATTAATCTTCCAAATCTCATAGTTTAATCTCCTTTCACAGTTGAATGGTGTCTCCATATTTCACAGTTTTTCATGTGCTGTCTGCACTCAAACAGTTGGTAACAGTGTGTCTCACCGTAGTTTATAGCGCCTTCGGGCATTAAAATAAGACGCATAACCCCGCGCCTCAAAGGGAGATAGTCGGATCACCTTACCCTCTCTTATTATTGTCTACTGAATCTATCATCATTTTTAAAGCTACCAGTATTGTGATACAAATAATCGCTGTGATCTGCGCTCCTGCTGCCATCTTTTCACCCCGCTATCTTTTGATTGCTCCATAAATTAGCTTTTGCCTTATATTTTTTCTGATTTTCAATATCTAAAGAATATTTTGATAACCTTTTGTACTTTTTCGCCTGCTGCTGTGTATAATTTTCTTTTTGATCTCGCTTGTATGATTTTTCTATCGATTTTAGTTCTTCTTTTGTCCAGGTGTCATCTGCCGTGGAGATACCGGGGAAGTATGTACTGTGACTATCTTTGCATCTTGGGTGATAAAGCCCCCTTGCGATTGCTAAACTCATGAGAGGATATGGACCATCAGAGGCCTTTCCTCCACTCCACACATCGTCGATTAGTACTTTACCAACAAATGGGAGGCACTTGGGGCAGGGGTTTCCACGCTTCCCCACTATAACGGTGCTGATCCCCCACTCCTGACGTTTCTCCCCCTCTCCCTGCAAATATGCCCGCTTGCTGGCTGTTCGGATTGCCATGTCTGCATAGTCTGACAGAATATGGCGTGCTCCATTACTGTACTCTACACAGTTGAGCCCACGTGATATCATATCCTTGGTAGCCATATCCACTGCTTTTTCATAAGTGCCGGCTCCGGAATTGGCATATACCTGGGCATTAAAAATAGCCTTACGATACTGGTCGTTTGCCATTCGTAAGATCGCTGTTTCTGCTCTCTTCATATCGTCACTGGTCGCTTTTATCAGTGCTTCCAACTTCCGGGTATTCAGCTTAAAGAACTCTGCCTGCATGGCTGCGGAAGCGGGCTTATAGCTTTTAAAGCCGTTCTTGATAGCCCGGAGAATCTGTGCTTCCTGCTTCATACCTCCCTGTTGTCTGGCTTGCCAGATAAGTTCTCCGATCTGGGCATTTATGCTTTTAAACTGCTTGCTGTACCTCTTTTGATTTTGCAGCTTATATTTTTCCAGAGCCTTAAGCTGCTCTACCTGCCACATAGACCAGTCATATCCCTCTTTAAGCTCCTCCGCTTTATGCCGGTTCATATTTCGGATCATGGAGGCGATAAGTTCCTGCTCGATCGCTTCAAACGCAGCGGAGATATCATACTCATTCATGTGATCACCTGCCGTTTGCTAAAACTTTAAATCCCCGCTTTTTATATTCCTGCGTCTTTTTCTTTAGTTGGGTGATGCTTTTGCATTTATCTATGACCATATGTGCATGACCGTCCTTTTCAACGGCATAAATTCCATATGGTACCTCTGGCTTAGCAACCTCATCAAGAAACTTCTGGTACTCCGCCTGACCCATTTTGTATGATTTGTTCCCGATTTGAACTATCATCTACCTTCACCCCTTTCGTATTTAGTCCAGGCTCTTCTGTTTCCATGATACCAAGCTCAGCCTTTAACCTGCTAACCTCTTCGGCTTTCCATTCATCGTCCTTGCTATCCCCCCACATTTCTTCCACCTGCGCATCAATACTCATGACCGGTGATCCTGGCCGGGCTTTTGACAGCGTCTCCACCTGGCTTTCAAAGGACGGGTTCGCATACTCTCCGAAAGGTATTTCCACTTTTACTTCTTCCACCGGCTGTTTAAGTAGTATGTGATATGCATTGATACACGCTGACACAATATCCGGAAGTGTCTCCTGTAAAGCTTCCACAACGGCATTTCTGGTGTAAAGGGTAGCCTTCTCTTTTTCCCTTTGTGCTTCTGCATTATCCAGCTTCTTTACATCAATGCCAAGAGTGCTAGGAGAAATGATCCCTTGCAGGCAGAGATCCAGAGCGGTCACATAACTGGCGAGGTAGCTTTCATGTGGGATAGTTGGCTGTTCTGTGTTGATCATGTTCTTTCCATCTTCGCCCATATTATCATCACCGGAAATGAAACGATTATCAAATGGACTGGGTTTCATCAATTCACCTGTTTCCGGATTCCTTGGTACATAGGATTCTGGTATAAAGGTACGAGCTCTTCCTGCCCGGAGAGCGTCCATCCACTGACTCCATGCTTCGTCAAAAGCATCGAAGCTGTCTAACTTCCCATCAAAGATTGACCCTCCACGTCCTTCCCATTTTGTACTTTCGTATACCTTCAGAGGAACGGCCAGAATAACGGACTTGTCGAATTGCCAGTCAGATATATTCTTCGTAGCTTCGATGGTTTTAATATCCACCTGCGTTTCTCCTCGGAATAGCTCATTTTTTATATATCCTTTGCCATAATGCTCATATAACACATATTGCTGTCTCTGATCCATATAAGGTGTTTTAAATATCACCTCTTTCAGCCGGCCATGTTCTTCTACGATCTCGATCCGATCCCCTGGATACCACTCAAGTATCGGATATTGGCTTAAATTAGTGTCAATCGTCACTTTGTAGGCCCCATCTCCAATGTATAAAACTTCTTTCAGGGACCTTTCCAGAGCCTTACGGAACTTATTTTCCTTTTCGATCTCTTTCCATATCCCCTCCTGCACCGGTACTGTAAACTCAAAATCGTTCATATCCGACAAGACTATACTTGAAAGAATCCGGACGATCAGACCGGGCAGACCCGTGTGGATCTTTCTCATTTCCATTCCTGGCGTGCACCTAGAAGCCCAGAATTTATGCTTATCTGCGTATTCATTTACGCTATGATAGAGTTGCTCCAGTTCGTTGCTGTCGCCCCGGTACCAGATACGGTTACGGATTGCATTCAGTTCAAAATCTATGGTCTCCTGAATCTGAATACTGTAAGGGCTTGACGGCTGGATCTGGAGCCAGCTGCGGATTCCTCGCTTTATATTGTCGCTCAATGCTGTTACCCACCTCATTTCTTCTATTCCTCCTCAAATCCTATTAAATTCCTGTACGGGATCCACCCGTACTGACTTGCATTGATTGTATGATCGTTGCGGTCCTCTGGTTCGTCTTTATCCTCTTTCCATGAATAGCGGTCCAGCTCTCCCATGTGCTCTGCGCAGGTATCTACAACCAAATAGCAGCCCTGCGTGATCCAGCCTAGCATGAAGTTAATACGGTCTATGATCTCAACTTTCTTGTAAGAGTCATGGAAGTTATACAGGCAGCCTTTAAGCCTTTTATATTTCTTAAGCTCTGTGATTGTTGCCTGATCGGCGCAGTCTATAAATACATCTTTTGCAAGGCCCCATTCCCTCCGATTCCTTTCCAGAAAATCCATGAACTTTATTACTGTGTCCGATGGTGCCAGGGGGATAGATAGATCAGCGTTGCTGTATACCTTTTCATCAAGGACAATCACCTTCCGATCCATGGTGATTGCCTGATAGATCATTGCAATGGTATCTGGGCTTTTGCTGGAATAAGATGTGTCCAGAGCTGCCGAAAACTTCTTAACCTTTATCTTTCCGGAATCAATCTGTTGCTTAACCCAGGCTTTACTGACCACATGCTTTTTCCGGTCAAAGTTCGGGAAGATCAGGCCGGTTGCCTTACCTCGTAATCCCTGGATCTTATTCTTCCAGATCTTCGTACCTTTTGGAGTGTTCCGGATAATGTTTTCCAGCTTCTCCTTTGACAGACCTAAATTATGGGTAAAAGAAAAGAACCAATGCACCCAGCCGGGCTTTGGTTCCTCTCTTAGTTCTTCCAGTATTTCTTTTGGTGTCTCTTCCTGCCACTCAGTAAGCGGACGGGAGCAGTTAATATACTCCTTATAAACAGGGAGATTCGGATCATCTGGGTTAAGTGTCCCCATCAGGTAGTCACACCGCATGGCTGACTCTCTTACAAACTCAATATCGGCTGTGTTAATCTCATCTATGTAAAGGCAGCCATACTGACCCCCCAAGGCTTTCTGCCACTTCTTTTTGTCGCCATAGCCCAGAACATAGATAACTTTATCTCCTCCGGAAGTATGAAAGAGAATGTGCGGGATCTTATCGTCTTTGGTTCCATTGCCGTTGTATTCAGTCAGGATCCCGAAATCGTCTATAATACCCAGATCCTTGTTGATGATGTTCTTCTCAGCCGTACCGGTATCCTTTGCAGCTATAATGTGCAGCTTCTTGGGACTTTCCGCAACCTTAAGCATGAATTTAAACAATCCTACTGTTGTTTTCCCTGCAGCCGTTGTTCCTTCAAGGAACTCAACCGGAGCATCATGTTTAAGAAAGGCTTTGTACTTCTCTGACAGAAGCAGGCGTTCATTGCTCATTACCCATCACCGCCGCGCATTTGATTGATCAGATCGTCAAGCTTTGTTTTCTCTGTCTCCAGGGTGCCTGAGACATTGTTTTCAACCTTGGTTGTATATCCGTATTTGCTCATCCATAGTCCGGCCAGCTGTGAAGGAATTACCTGCAGTTCAAATTTCTTCCTGGCATCAACCTCACATTCCTCACGTATGCGCGTAACGATGTCCGAATACCTCTTCTTAGTAGAATATGTATCATAAAACAACGACCTTGGAATCCCTACAAATACACAGAATCCCTCGATCGTATATGTGATACTTCGTTTTAGTTTGGCACTGACAAATTCGCTATTCTTGGAACTAAAATCATGGGTAAGAACCTCTTGATTATCACAATCAGCTTTGTATTCTTCCCATAACTGTTCCATTTCTTCTGGAGTTTTAATCTTTAATGGTCTTCCCATGAATTCACTTCCTTTCTATTTTTGTATAACAGAGATACTTATACTGTAATAATTTGTATTTTTATGTCATATTTTCAGATACTAACAATTAATCCACAATTATTTCCACATTATTGTGGATAACTGTCGTTTTGGGTATTAAAAAAGAGACGGAGTTGGCCGCCTCTGTGGATTGATTATTTCTTTTTAGTTTTCTTATAATATTTAACTGCCTCTACCACAATGGATATAATAATTAACAAGCCTACCACATCAACTATCGTTTCAATCATACTCATTCACCCCTCCCTCTTCATCATACCACCAAACATTATAAAAGAAAACACCCATCGACTAAAAATCAACAGGCGTTTTCAAAAAGGAGAATATCAGGAATCAATCAGTCACCGGGCTGTTACACCCGGCAACCGTAGGGGGATTACCAAATTTATGCAACTTTGGATAATACAAGTATAAACCCCCTATGTGGACTTTACAAGGACACGCTTTGGACACTACTTGTCAAGTCCCTTAATCCAATACAATAGCATCAGCACCAAACAGGTAGACGCTTAATGTAGCTGTTAATTCAGAGATCCAACGTCTTACCGTTCTATCAGTACAATACAATTCCTTAGCAATCTCTTCCTGTGGCATCCCGTTCAAATAGAATAGTTTGAAAGCCTTATACTTTTCCCCCCATTCCTTTCTGATCATTTCCTCTTCCAGAAGAGTCAGGCACTTGTCAATATGCGAAATCATGACAATGCTCCGTAGCTTACTTTTTATTATGCTATTTATGTAAATATCCTCTGCAGATAATTCCTCCAGTTCTTCCCCGTCGTCCACATCTGACAACTCAGAAACACCTTCCTGGACACTTTTGCATATCCGGTTATAGTTCTCCATCAGCTTCTTGGCATTCTGGAATACCTTAACCTTCCTGTTTTTCTTCTGAGATTTCTCAAACTCCCTGACAGCTTCCAGTGCTGCTGTTCTGACTAATAACTCCGCTGCTTCTTTTTCCAAACAATCACCTCCCTGTTGTCAACTACTCGCCCTGGGCTTATAAAACCGCTTGCTATTAAGAAACTCTTCTTCCTTCCGCTGTCTCCCCAAGAGCTGCCGCATCTTATTAAGCGTTGTTTTATTATTCTGATCATTGAAGAACTCCACAATCAGCTGATACCGTTTCACAGCATCTTTATTCTCTCTGCGCACTTTACGGCTCCTGCGAAGCTTTGTTAACTCCTTATCTGCTTCCGATCTGTTTTCGGAGAACTCTATGCCGTGGAGTAGATCCTGCAGGCGCTTGTCCTCCTCACTCACCATATCGCAGGCAAGTCGGTACTCCGTTGTACACTGATCAACAAAATTGAGGAATCCTGCCAGCTGCTCTGACGGACTCATGGTTTTCTTTTTCATCATTCTCCACCTCCACCGACACAATTCTCACCCGCTCCTGGGGTATGTCTATGTATTCACCACTGTTAAGCAGGATCCCGATCAGACCGTCATTGCTTCCGATCATGGTCCCGAACTTCCTCCCGGGATAAACCTGAACAGTGATTATCTGTTTTTCTTCAAGTTTCATGCTGCACCTTCTTCCTTCGTAACTCCGCAAAAGCTGGGCCTGTCCTACGCTTCGGATCAGAACACAGGCTTGTATATGTATAGGGTGGATTTGTTGCACTGAAACTCATAACTGGTGGCGCTTTTATAGCTGCATCCGCCTCTGCCTGTATGCGACTGTTTACACTGGCTCTATCTGCTCTGCAGTCTTTTGATGTTTTTCTCAATGCATCCCTCCTCTGGAAAATTTCAGTTTTCCGTACCAGGTGCTAATTTTTCAATTTTATAAAAAGATGGTTCCTCCTGGCGCTTTATCAATTCCTCGCATTCGTCATAACACAAATCTGTTGCAACTATAAAATTCACATTTCCATCATTAAATCTGATTTTGTATAAATCTTCCTTTTCCATTTTGATTCCTCCTCAATAGTTGAATTCTTAACGAGCAGGATCCCGCTTGTTAAATTCTTAACTACTCCATAAAATCCTAATTTAGTAATGCACGTTTCTTTTTATATTCTTCTTCTCTAATACTTGATTCAAAAAACATACATGACAAATTATTCTCTGCAATAACTTTTACAATTTCTTCTCTTGCAAGGTTTCCATATGAGAAAATAGCAATAAAGTCACCATAATCTTTTCTATTATCTTCAACCTTTTTGCATCTCACATTCATAGCTTTAAAGTATTCAACAACTTTATCAATCATAAATGTTCACCTTCCCTAAACTTTGGTTTACTTGATAAAAACTAACCACCTGGTTTTTCCTCTCTGGTCTCCCAGAAGTGGCTTTCTATCAAAAGTTTTTAACACCTTGGCCAACGGTATCTGGTCCTCATTCCATTTAAAAACCAATAATCCATCCGCTTCTAACACCCTTATGCATTCGTCAAATCCGGCTTTTAAATATTCTGACCAATCTTTTGGCAGGATTCCATATTTCAATCCCAACCATGAGCCGGTTCCTGCATGTTCCAGGTGTGGAGGGTCGAACACTACTACCTTAAAAGAATTATCCTTGTATGGCATATTTCTGAAATCCATTTGCACATCTGGTTTTATTAAAAGCTTCCGCCCATCGCACAAAGTAGTCTCAATCTCTCGATTATCCGCATATATAACATCTGGATTCTCACGATCAAAATAAAACATCCGACTGCCACAACATGCATCTAATATTTTCTTCAAGTCCTCTCCTCCTCAAAATTCTAAACTACCCGGGTAAACCGATCTGTTAAATGCCACTTCCAGTCAGCCACCACGTTCTCATGCTTCGCCCGTTCAATCGCCAGCTCTTTCAGTAAATGCGCACATTGGCTTTTCTCAAAATCATTGATCCGGTTATATGTATTCAGGATATTGCAGATATGATCTCCCATCTGACAACCTCCACAAATCTTATCCAACTCCTCCTGGTCACTAATCTCCCCAGGGAACCGGCACAGGCAATCACATACATGCTCCATCATAGGAGTGACGATCTTTAACATTTCATTCTGTTCTGCCATGTTCTCTCCTTTTACAATTTTCTCAGGCAAATCTAAGCTGTGCCTGACTATCATCAATCCTCATATTTGGCGTTCGCTCTCCCACCTTCAGATAAGGACAAGCTGTATAACAAAGCTTCTCTGCCATCAGGGGAACAACGCTGTTTCCAATCTTCTCAACCTGCATGGTTTTGGGATAACACCTCCCGTTTGGCATCTTAAATTCAATAACATAATCTTTTGGAAAACCTTGCCCCAGTTTCAATTCTTCAGGTTTCAGCATCCGGAACCAGATATCAAAAATCTGATATGTTACTCCGTCTATAGCCACAAGCACAAGTCCGAACCGGTCCTTTGTGACAATGGTGCCTATCGGTTCATTCAGGCTTTGACCGATTCCGTGACCGTAATATTTAATCAGGAAAGCTGATACCAGAGCAAAATGTCCGGGAGAAGTAGTGATTGTATGTATTGGTTCATTAACACTCTGACCAGTTCCTGTTTTATAGAACTTTGATAGAAAGCAGGTTACAAGTGCATAACGGTTCGATGTATCAATCGTCTGTATGGGTTCTTTCAGGCTCTGTCCCCGTACTTCACCTTTCGTTGTTTCGGAATGATACTGTATCAGGAATGGAGCTGCCAGTTTGTCTGGAAGAATAAACCTGTTTGGATCATCGACTACAAACTTTTTAATACCTGCGGCTATACGGCTTAGTGTTTTATCTTTAAGTGGTCGCTTCCTGGTGAATATGGAACTGCCTAAATCGGCGAAATCAATATCCTGACTGATCGGCTCCCAAGGCTTCATACCATTTGCACCACCCTTTGAATGAGTTTGTTCCGGCCAGACAATAGGTCTTCTATCAGATCGAAACTGTCCATACCAGCGCTCTCTGGTTGTATGAGCTCCATAATCCGCAGCAACTAAAACCCGGCACTCGAACTCATAACCAAACGCTTTCATGAGTCTAATAAATTTATTGTAATACTCTCCTTCTTTGGCTTTGATCGGCTTATTGTTTTTGTCCAATGGTCCCCATTTCTGAATCTCCTTAACGTTCTCCATCATGATAACTTCCGGAACTTTTCCCGTTGCTTTTAAAATCAGCTTACACTGTTTCCATACCCCCATCGGAAGAATCCGTAAGCCTCTTTCAATCGGTTTAGATCCTTTCGCATTTGAATGGGAAGTGCAGTCAGGACTTGCCCATACAAAGCTGACTTTCTGTCCCCAAGTAAGGAACTTGTCAATTTTGACTCTCATAATATCTTCCGTGAAATGGTGCGTATATGGGTGATTGTATTTGTGCATTGCTATTGCAGCGGCATTATGATTAATTGCATAATCAAAGCATCTGCCCCATGCCATTTCGCCACCAGTACTCACGCCCCCGCCGCCGCAGAAATAATCTATAATTACGTCTCTCATTTTGAAAGGAGCCAGGATATCCTGTCACGGTGGCCACCGCTCCATCCTCCTTTCATTTTTTAATTAACTTGTTACTTTTCCCGGCACACACTCAAAATGTATGTGCAGCTCAGTCCGTCTCTTAGTCTTTATGTACACATGATCCCCGTGGATCTCCTTACCGCAGTAAGAACAAATATGGATTTCCTGCTCAGGTGGGGTATTGTTTTTCTTCTTACCTGCCATCTTCAGCCCTCCGCATTCTCTGTCCAAGTTCTGCTATCATTTCAGCGACCACCTGCTCCATGAAAGGATACTTCTTCATCAGCACTACTGCCCAGGTATTCATTCTTTCCCATTCGTCTGAATGTTTCGGAAGAACCTTTCCACGATAATTGAGCCAGAACTTGTTATAAACCTCTTCAAACCCTTTTTGCACCTCCTGATCTGTCATAGGCTTTCCACCTTCACATAAATACCAGGAAGATCTGACCAGAACTTTTCCGTTATCTCTGACGCCACCTGAGCATCATCTTTCCAGAAGTGCAGCTCTGTCATAACGTCCTTAAGAAGCTTTACCAGATTATCAGTGTCGGGCTTGCTGGTCTTATATTCTCCGTTCTGGTGTTTTCCCAGGACGGGGAAGCACCACTTTGTTATCAACCTCACTGGACCAATATACCTCTCTTCTGGCACATGCTGCCCTAAGTGAGCCAACAGCTTCGCCCTGGCCGTTTTCAGTTCTTCAGGTTCGTAAAAGACCGGCTTTCCATTCACCACATGCACTTGCTTCTCCTGGTGCGTCACGGTGGGGACCTTTTTCATTGGCATAAAAAATTCAGATACCATTTACTTTACCTCTCTAAATATTTAACGTGCAAAAATATTGTTGTGAAATTTTTTATTTGTCAAAGGACAGGGGAAGGAAGGAGGGTGGGCAGCGCTTAAGCCCACCTTTCTTTCCCCCTTTGACCGTCAGGGAAAATAGCCTTATATATATGTAATATATATAGCATTTCCTTTCCCTAGAAAATCTCGGTGTTTTTCCGACTTTTTCCCTGTGAGTGAAATTCTCGGCATTTATCGACGTTTTCACTTTTAAAGGGAAAGGGAAATCATTCGAATATTTCACAACAAGGGAAACTACTTCCCTTCGACTTTTTCCCTTTACTTCTTACCCACATAACCTTCATCAATCCAGAAACCACCATGCTCTTTTATACGATTTCGGATTGTTTTTTCTGTCGTTCCCATACCTTCAGCAAGATCTTTTATACTCACCTTTCCATCTTTGTTAAAGCTTTTTAGGGATTCATATTGTGTTTCCAAGCTCTCTTTGCGTTCCTTCTTTGCTTCTTCCGGAGACTTCTTTTTACTAAAGTTTCGCTTCCATGAAGGTGCGTCTGCTTCCGGCTGAATATCTCCCAGTACTCCGGACTGATCCACCACATGAATGGGATAATTAAACCAGAGATTTTGCGGTTCAAACTTAGAAAATTCTCGTAAGGTCCCTTCAATTCGCCATGCCGTCATTGCTTTAACTTTTGCTTTGGCAGCCTCAATATTACGCTCCAGGGCTATCATCTGCCATTTATCCAGCTTCTCTTTGCAGTAATTAAGCATTTGAAAGCTACTGCATAAATCGTCCTGTGAGAGATCTTCCTCCCACTTATAATGCGCATCAAGGTACTGTCTGCAGGCATCACACACCGCTTTATTTTCTTGCTGTTTCATCAGTTCTTCGGTTGTTTCAAGCTCTATTAAATCAATGAGTGCATCCGGATCCCTTGCAAATACTCCCGATCCACTGGCGCGATCCATAGACTTCTTTCCGCCCTGACTTCCCTTGCTGTGATGGTGGCAGTAGATCACCGCTACGCCCAGCTCCGTACACACCTTGTCAAACTGATTACAGAAATTAGACATTTGATCCGCGCTGTTTTCGTCACCGGTAATGACCTTATAGATCGGGTCAATGACAATGGCTATGTAATTCTTCTTCGCTGCCCTGCGGATCAGCATGGGTGCCAGCTTGTCCATAGGACGGGACTTTCCTCTTAAGTTCCAGATATCTATGTTTTTTAGATTGTTTGGCTGCCACCCAAGAGCCTGATACACATCCTTAAAACGGTGGAGACAGCTGGCCCGATCAAGCTCTAAATTTACATACATGATCTTTCCCTGCGTGCAATCCCAGTTAAGCCACTTCTTTCCCTCAGCTATGGCAATACACATTTCTATCTGAAGAAAGGACTTTCCCGCCTTTGACGGTCCTGCTATCAGCATCTTATGCCCTTGACGGAGCATTCCATCAATCAGGGTGGGCGCCAGCTCCGGAAGATTGTTCCATACATCGTCCAGGCTTTCCGGATCCGGTAGATCGTCATTGATGGACTCAATCCATTCCTTCCACTCCGCCCAGCTTTCTTTTCCTATGTTGGTATCTACAATGAACTGCTTTTTATCCCCACGCATAACGCCGGGCATTCTGGATAGTCTGGACGGGTTACGGTTCTGCTGATCGATAGCAAGCCCGTTCTTTTTGCAGATTTCGTAAAGATAATCCACTCGCTTACGGTACTCGCCGTAATCTGCGGCGTCGACCCTTACAATGGCATGGAGGCTCTTTCCGCCGCTGTGCACCAGACAGGCAACCGGTAATTCCAGTTCCCGGATAATGGCGTGTTGCTTTTCAATCTCCATGGAGTCTGATTCCACCAAGGCGTATTTAAAGTCAGTGACGTTTTCATTCTTAGCGCCTTTTCCGTCCATTGGATTAAACCGGATCCAAGCTCCACCCTCCGGATCATAGTCTCCTAATACGCTGCCAATATCTCCATTGCTCTGTGTTAAAAGTTCAATCAACTGCCCTGCTGTCCTGCCGTATGCTCCTTTATCTGCAGGAAGGTATTTCTCATCCTTCTTCCAGCTCTTTACTACATAACCGACATTCTCCCCAGCCTCAAACAGGGTTTCTAAATACTTGATAAGCTCCCCGGCTGGATCCCACTGCCTGGGTTCGATAACTTCCCTTTCCTCAACCCAGTTTTTATCAACTACAACACCTTCTGCTGAAACGGTATCGTTCCAGTCAAGGGCTTTGCCGGGATCGTAAGGTGGGGTCCAGCCCTGATCCCTGGCATATTGGACAATGGTTCCACCTGTCACCGGAGTACCGGCCCCGTGGAAGCCCCGCCATTTCTTTTCACATTCCCCGGCGTGATACCGCTGGTCGTTCATGCTCCATCGGTCCCACACATCAACGGAATACCCTTCATGCTGCAGAGCCATGCCGACATTAATCCAGTCCTGGTATTCAAGCTCTGATGGGTCTATATGATTTAGGACCTCCATGAGGTCGTATGTACTATCCATGTTTCAAGTCTCCTTATTCCGGTATATACTCACGCGGATTCACGCCCGAAGGTGCGCCCCGCCAGCCTGCCGCTGCGATACGGTCAATCATGTTTTTAGCATTGTCAAAATTCCATGTTCCCACATGCTGAAAGCCATACTTTTCTAAGCAACGGATCTGCTTGGGAGTACTTAAGTTTTCTTCCCGGCGTTTGTTCAGTCGGTCTAAGATCATACTGGCTTTTCCGGCATTATCAATTTCATCTGGCATGATTCCCCGCTTTTCCAGTTCTTTCTTTTGTTTATCAGAGGGAGGTGCTGCTTCCCAACCAAAGGAAGGAACGTATCCAGATAAATCCTCCGCTTGAATACTCATTTCAAACTGCAAAGGATCCACCAGCGCTTTCTTACGCTTCTTCATTTCTTCCAGCTTCTTTGCAAGGGCTTCTTCCCTCTGAGCAACAACATCTTCTGCCGCTTGTTTTTCCGCCGCTTCAATATCCACGGGACAGCCTGCCTGCTCGATATTCTCCGTCATTTTCCGGGCTACTTCCTCATCCTGGCAGATCAGACTGGCAGGGTGGCAAAGCTCATGTCGCTCGGTATGCCATAAGAAATCCAGTAAGAGTAAGTGGTCCTTACCTGGAAACAAACGGGTTCCACGTCCAACCATCTGACTGTAAAGGCTGCGCACCTTTGTGGGACGAAGCACCACGATGCAGTCAACACTGGGACAGTCCCACCCTTCGGTCAGTAACATGGAATTACACAGAACGTTATAATCCCCCCGATCATAGGCTGCCAATACTTCGGCACGGTCCTTGCTGTCTCCATTTACCTCTGCGGCCTTAAATCCTTTGCTATTTAGAATATCCCTGAATTTCTGGCTTGTTTTAACCAGAGGAAGAAATACAACCGTTTTCCGATCCTTGCAGTGCTTTTCCATTTCATCGGCAATCTGATACAGGTATGGATCCAGAGCGGTTGCAATATCTCCGGATTTAAAATCACCCGACTGCATTCCTACTGCTGATAGATCCAGCTTAAGGGGAAGGGTCAGGGCTTTGATCGGGGAGAGGTAGCCGGCTTTAATTGCCTTTGGAAGTGTGTACTCATAAGCCAGACTGTCAAAGCATTCACCAAGGTTTCGCATATCACCACGATCAGGTGTCGCTGTTACGCCTAAAATATTGGCTTCTTTGAAATAATCTAAGATCTTTTGATAACTGTCAGATAGACAGTGATGTGCTTCATCAATGATAATGGTGTCAAAATAATCTACCGGAAACTGCTTTAATCGCTTTTCTCTGGTAAGGCTCTGAACAGATCCGACCACAACCCGGAACCAACTCCCCAGGCAGGTTTCTTCTGCCTTTTCAGTAGCACACCCAAGTCCCGTGGCTTTTCCGATCTTATCCGCAGCCTGATCTAAGAGCTCCCCGCGGTGTGCCATAATTAGCACCCGATTTCCCCTACGTACACAATCCTCTGTTACTTTTGCGAATACAATCGTCTTACCACACCCCGTAGGGAGGACCAGGAGCGTCCGCTTGACGCCCTTGTCCCATTCTTCAAAGATTGCAGCCTTTGCCTCTGACTGATATGGTCTAAGTTCCATAGTTAAAACTTCCCTGCCTCAAATTTTTTCGGTTCATATGGAAGATACTTCTTCACATGATTAAACTTCTTGTTTGGATCATCTCTTCCAGGCGTTACCTCGATGGTAGCCTTCCCCTTCGCTCCGGGGACTGCCGGCCAGTTCATTCTGACTTTGCCATCAATTTCTTTTTCACCAATGCAAAGGAAGAACTGTGCTATTTTCCACTGCATCTTATCATAAAGAAGTAAGTTCTCTGTAAGGAGAGTGGTTCCCTCCTGGGTGTCGATTCTCAGCTTTAAGATTGCTTTGTTACACTCCGGAGATTTGTCACCGCCTGGGTGTCTGGCTCGTTCAAATGATTCCACTGTAAACTCATAATCTCCAGGAGGAAGGAGGACAAAGTCCCCGCCTCCTTCACCTTTTTCTACTTCATCGTCCCATCCTAATTCTTTTGCTTCATAATCTGCCATTTGCCATATCCTCCTCAATTAAATACTAAGCTGTCATTCTTTTTCATTTCTTTAATCATTGCATATACCTGATCCCAGGCAGCCACCAAAACCCCGTCAATAAATCCCGGATTGACCTCTTCATACTTCCATACTGGAATATCTGCTGTAAGGTATCCTCTGGCAGCAACTACATTCTGGATATCCCACTCGTCAACTTGATTACGGATCATCAGATCGCGAAGGGCTTTCGGTATCCGTTCATCAATCTTTACATCTGGTGGGGTTACTGATTCTGACTTTGTATCCACCGGCGGAGCTGCTTTCTCTTCCTTTGGAGGCTCCTCTCGGCTCTTACGGACAGTACTCCCAGAGTCCTCCTGTTTCGGCTGAGTAACCGGGGGAGTAAGCTTCTTTTCTTCCGAAATGGGATTTCCCACAACGGAACTTTCTATGATATGGCGAATTGAATCGTATTCAAATGGTACTTCGTCAGGAAGCCCATAGCGGTTTTTGGCATCCCAACAGGAGTGATGGGTTGTGTACATGACTCGTCTGCCACCCTGAGCTTTGTTCTTTCCTTTCTGGGCGCCCTGTCCGTCCACATTAACAACCATAGTCTTATAATTGCAGAACAGGACCATATCTGCCCATTCCTTCACCATAGGGGCCACACCTTTACTCAGCTTCATTTCCCACCGGTCATAAGCTCCCATCTCATCCGGTTGTTCAAACTTTCTCATTTTTGCATGAGCTGTTAAAACCACGTTGATCCCGACTTTTGTCACATCAGTAAGAAGATTTAGAAGCTTTCCGAATTCTTCCTGAATATATGTATAACCTTTTCCATAGCCAAAATCTTCAATGCTGCTTTTCTGGTTCTTCGTGCAAACACTGGTAGTACAAAGCGTTTCAGCCCAGTCGGCCGTGTCGACGATTAAAGTTTTGCAGACATTTGGTGTCTTGATCACATCTGAAACCTGATTTAATATCATGGTCCAGCTGCTAGGCTCCGGAAGCCTTGCCACATCCATATCCTTGGTGCTTCCCTCCGTATCAATAAATACTGGATCCGGGAACCTCGCTGCAAAAGTTGACTTGCCAATACCTTCCGGGCCATACACAACAGTCTTCTTCGCCCCTGGCAACTTTCCTTTAATAATCTGCATTAAAATACTCCTTCCTTCCATCCTGTCTTCTTATCTTCCATGAGCGGGTGCTCCTGACCTGCCACGTATCCATCTTCAATTACAATACTGCACTCTTCCCCGGTGCTTACCCTGGTTGCAATGGCTTGCAGTCCTTCCGCTTCCAGCCATTCACCAAACTCCTTAAGGACTTCTAAATCCATCTGCTCTAACTTATCAAGGAGGACGAAACCACACTCCGGATTTAACTTCCGGACAATGGCAGTGGATACTTTAAGCCGGTCGGAGCCTGACATGTTGTCCCACTGCTGTCCTTTATAAACCAGCTCTCCTTCTTTAATAGAAAGTTCCGGAAGTGGAAGTTCAGCAGATTTAAGAAGCTCATTTTTAGCATCACGGGTTTCATCAAGCTGTTTTGAAAGCTGGTCATACTGCCTACGGTATTCCCTGGCATCGTCTTCCGCTTTCTCTTTGTCAAGGTTCGCCCGCACCTTCCGATTGATTTCCTCAATATCAGAAATGCTGCGCTCCAGTTCTGCGGTAGACTGATCCTCCAGATCCTTCGCATTCATTCTGGCAATGGAAAGATCCGCCCGGACTGTCTCCTGTTTTTTCAGGAGTTCCTGGATTTGCTCCATAAGTCTCTGGTCTTCCTGTTCTAACTGGTGGAGTCGCTCCCGCTTTCTTTGGTTCTCACCATTCTGTGCCAGGATATCCTGTTGCTTTTTAATGAGGTCAGAGGCAGATACTAACTCCACCGGAGCGTCATTATAAGCCGGTTGCTCTTTGGCATACTTTTCTTTCTGATCAGCAATGCGTCCAATGGTAAGCCTCTCATTATATTTCTCCTGCTCTTCCCGTTCCAGAGTCATGAGCTTGTCCCCTACTCCAATGATCTTAAGTAGGATCTGGGCTTTCTCTTTTGAGGTGGACTCCATGAACTTTGGAAGGTTTAACGCGAACTGCTCCACAAAATCATTAAGAAGCTGCTGTCCGCCCTTCTCGCCGTTCGGATCTGTTACCTTCAGGGCGCTGTTCTTGCCTTTCCGTTCAACCACAAGACCGTTGCTCATGGTGATCTTAAGGTTTGGCGGAATCACTGACTGGTCGCGCTGCGCCTGAGAGGGACGAAACTTGTCCCCACCAAGCACCCAGGCGATAGAATCCAGTACAGAGGTCTTTCCCTGGTTGTTTCTGCCTCCGATAATAGTCAGACCGTTTGCTGACGGTTCGATCTTTACGGCCTTAATTCTCTTTACATTCTCAATCTCCAATTGATTGATTTTCATAGACATTGTTGCAATCCTCCTGTTTCCTATGTATAATAGGAATGAATAGTATTTACGTGTTACCTTGATTCCCTGGGAGTTGCCGCTCCTGGGGTTTTTGTTTCTTCAGAATAGATACTGATCTTTCCGCTTTGCATACAGCACTTTGTATCAATACCCATTTTCCGGGCTTCATGTGTAAGCGCCAGACCTAAACTCGACATTTTACAAGCCAAAGGCATAAGTCTGAGAACCACTTCAACTGGAACCTTAAAATCCAAAGTGTTAATGAAATTCACCGTATCATTATGCTTTTCGATCAGATTCAGCATTGCTTCTTTTGTCATGATTCCTCTCCTCTTAGTTGTTTAATCCTGTCCTGAACAATAGTAACCTGCCTCTGCGCTGATTTTAGATCACTATCAAGCTTTTCCATCTTTCCAGCTCTATCCACCATATCCTCAATAAGGGGCATACCAAAGAGGGTGTAAAGCATTGCAATTTGATCCTTACCCCCAGTCTCACTGATAGTTGGGTACCAAGTGTAAACGTACTCAATGGTGCTATACTCTTCATCACTGATCGGTTTATTCACCAAGACCTCAAACTCGTTCTTCATCAAGATTCTTTCACTTCCTTTCTTGTAAAATTTTTCCAAATCTCCTATACTGTAGGTACAAGCTCCTGCCAGAGCTGAGTACAAAAGAAAGGAGAGTCATAAAATTATGGAAACTACTACTCTGTCGCTACAAGACCGCATTGACCGCCTCGCCATTGCCTATATCGAAAATCACTACGATGTTAAAAATATGTCTGTTTCTGACTTCATGGAGAAATTCAATGAAACATGTGGGGAAATCTGCAATTCCCTAAATGGAATTAAAAACTGATTGCAACATGTATTCAGCCAGTTTCTCAAGTAACTCACGTGCAGAAGCAATTGTCATCCCGTCTAAAACTTTGATAATTGCTTCTGCTTTTTCAACTTCATCTGGGGCAAAAATCCCTTCTTTTTCTGTACAAATTCCGTTATTGTTCTCAAAAGTTATTCTTGACGCATCTTTAATAGATTTCATCCTCTCTCACCTCCTCTCACAACGTCTCTAAAGCACCAACCACCATAAACATCAGAGCAACGCTTCCGATGAAGATTACTGCCGGCATAATCCGCTTTGTAAACTCCATCAGCTGCGACGGGCGGGTGTCGGTGTAATCGTCTAAGTTGTCATAGTACTTCTGCATGGGAGACCTCCTTTCCTCTGACGATCTGCAGTATCTCCTGATCGCTCAGGCCTAAAGCAGATACTAAAATCCATAAATCCTCTAACCGGAAGGTCTCTGGGTGCTGCCAGCGATAATTAATGGTATTCTCTGGACGATTTAGGCGTTTGGCAATTTCCTTGTTTCGGATTTGCTTAAGTGTCATTCGATTCCTGATAGTAGTTCTGGCGATCAACTTCTTTTGCTCAAAATCACTTGACTTTAACTTTGGCACTTATCTCTCTCCTTTTCTCATAACCTCTGCATGTATACTGCCTGGACCGTTCCGGGCAAAGCCGGCGATATCGGCGGGTCTCGCAAGAATGTGCAGTCATGGCTCACACCCCTAACTGTTTCATAATGTCCCGGATCATGGCACAGCCGGAATCTGCTGCAACGTTGCATACTTTCTTCCCACCACCTGTAAAAGTTCCTATTACTACTTCTTTCTCTGCATCATAATTCAGTGAAACCAGATCATGGGCTCCTCTTGTTTCCTGAAGCGTCGCCAGGAGCAAGTCACAAATACGCTGTTTGTTTTCTTCCATATGTATCGCCATTCCTTTCTTTATTGCCTTTTTATTCTGGGTATCCTATAATTGACTTAACAAAATGCCAAGGAGACAGCCTATGATTATCACAAATCAAATTCTTCGGATTTTACGGTATATCTACAAGAAGAAAGAAGTATCCTACCTTTCAATCCGGAAAAAATTTAAAGTTCCTTCCTATGAAATCTTGGAAAGCCTTGTATATCACCAGTACCTTATTCAAATAGGTGGCTCTCGAACCAATACCGGGAACCTATTGAAATCACTGAAACTACTATGTTTCAGCTAGATGATCTTGGCTTTGTTGAAGTGGAAAATAAACAGTGGTTCAACTTGCAATTTGTTATGACTCAAATACTTCTCCCAATCGTAATTGCAATTATTACAACTCTGCTTACATTATCCCTATCAGCTTTGCTATAGTCATCCCTATAAAACTTCCCAGAATACCACTAATAATTGGGGTAATATTTTCCTGAATAAATTCTTTTATGACTCCTATCCCTCTCACCTCCTTTTCAATGTGCTGTTATGCAACCCCGCGGTATACTACAGTACAAATCTTGGAATTACCTTTTGAATCTACGTGGGGAATTTTTACAGGATAGTTATTTTCAGCTAGCCACAACTTCACGTCTTCAAATACAGAGGGCTTGTACTGGGTAGTTACGTCATCATGACCATTCCGACTGAATGCCGTAGTCACTATCTCGCTTTCTTCTATATGAAGTTTCTGGATAATAGCGCTAACAGCAAGGATATGTGGGTTGCCACCTGCAGAGTAGATACCGAGTTCTTTTGCAATCTCTGTACAATCGTAAAGCTTAGGCATGTCCACTTTATCTGTAATGAGAGGAATCCCAAAGTCGATGCCCGCTTCATTCTTATAAAGGTTACCTACTGCGACTGCGATAAACTTTGAATCAACCCCAGCTTCTTTATAAGAGTCCTTCATAATCTTAGCCGCCATGTTGACCGATGAAAGGGCGGGGCGTTTAGGTGCCATGGATCTTATCCTTTGAGGAATACCTTCTCTGATCGTATCTTCCATATCATGGAACCGGTTAATGTACCGTGCGGTAAATTCTGTACCCTTGATACCTGTAAGCTTGTGGGCGATAAATTCACAGCCCTTTTTAGTTACGTTATAACAGGGTCGTGTCTCGCCTTTTCCATCTTTGTAGGTTGATCCCTTAAAAAAATCAACAAATGCAATATTGCTTTCGTTGAATTGATCGCAATATCTACGAATATCTCTCATTAAATCCGCGTGATTCTTCCCTACCATTTCAGCTACTTCGCGGCTGTCTAATGTCTGTTCTAAATTTTTCATGTATCCTCCCTTTCTGTTCTTCGATCTCCCTTTAACAGCTCCGCCCACGTTTCTGCAAACTCTTTGTAGATATTGGAACATCTTTCCGCATCTGAGTATGTCAGAATAAGACTTTTAACACTTTGCGGTCTATTGGTTGCCTGAGAGTACAGAGCCCTCGCCGTGGCATCACACTGAGTTGCCATCACCCAGAAATTACATCTGTACTTATGGTTTAACTTCTTGGTATGTTCATTACACAACCTTTTGTAGACGTAATTCGGAGATAATCCATAACTCGAACAATCCTCGATGTCAATTACAATTTTCACTTTTTCCCGCCTCCTTTTCTTCTAATAAACTGTCTACGGTTACGCCTAGTAATCTCGCTACTCTTTTTAAGCTCTTTGCTGTAGGACTTACCTTATTCCATTTGCACAAACTTCCAATTGATAAGCCTGTTTCCGATTCTATAAAATTAATGGATAAACCGGACTTCTTAGCGGCTGCGCAAATATTGTCATATACCATAATCTGATTATCTTCCTGCTTCGTAAAATCACCTCCATTTTTTAGTTCTGAAAAAATCGCCAAAATATATTGACTTACTTCTGAAAATATTCTATAATTGGATTGTCGATCAAATTTAATAAAAATTCCCAGATATTTTTATCGCTATAATTATGCGATTTTTTCAGAACCCTATAATCACATTATACGCGATTGTTTCAGAATGTCAAGGGTATTTTTGCGATTTTTTCAGGATTTTTTTAAGGAGCGCAAAATGGATCTTAAAGAGCGTATCAAAGAGTTATGTAAGAAAAACAATATTTCAATGAATCAATTAGAACAAGAACTTGATTTTGGTAAAGGATATATTAGTAAGTTAGGGAAAAGTACGCCCAATGCTACGAAAATTCAGCAACTGGCTAATCGGTTAGGAGTAACTGTAGACTACCTCATGACCGGCAATTCCGATGATGATAGCGAGCATTACTATACAAATGAGGAAACCCGGGAAATAGCTCAGGAGATTTTTGAAAATCCAGATCTGAAATCATTATTCCATGCCGCAAGGGATATACCGCCAGAAAAATTAAGAGCTCACATAACTTTTATAAAGTCTTTAAAAGAGCAAGAAGACAAACATAATGACGAAGGGTGTTGATATGGATGAATAATCCTTTGCTTACCGAAGCAATAGGGGTACATTTTTTAGATATGGAAACAGAAATTGAAGAACAAGTAATTTGCAATACTGACGGAAGCTTTACTATTATAATTAATTCAAGGCTGAATCAGGAGCGGCAGATGCTGGCGTATCAGCACGCCCTCTTACATATTGTAAACGATGATTTTAATAAAAAGGAGGCTGATTCTGTAGAATTGGCTATGTAACAAAAAAAACCGCCCAGTGCTACCAACACTGAACGGCTTTACATAAATTTTCTCTTACCGGACGCTCCGGAAAGAAATGATATATAATGTCAACCACATTATATCATTTTCGGAGCGTCCTGGCAAGGGGCGTATTTTTTGCGCTTAAAATTAGTTGCACCGGTGCAACTAATAAGACTTATCCACACTTTATCCACAATACACAGCCGAAAAGCGCCGGCGCAACAGAAAGGAAATGATAAATATGGCAACAGCGAAGAAACTACCCTCTGGCTCCTGGAGGTGTCTGGTATATAGTCATTCAGAACCAGTATATTTAAAAGATGGAAAGCCAGCCTTAGATAAGAATGGCAAACAGAAACAAAAACGGATCTATGAATCCTTTACCTGTGACGATCCATCAAAAGCGGGGAAGAGACAGGCAGAGAAAGAAGCTGCGGCTTTTGCTGCAGATAAAAGTACTGTAAGTCGTCCAAAGGATTTTACCCTGGGTGACGCTATTGATAAATACTGTGAGTTAAAAAGCAATGTCCTGTCCCCGTCTACGATCAGGGAATACCGGCGCATGAGAAAGAACTACTATGGAGATCTTATTGATACGAAGCTCCGAAAACTGTCCTCTGAGCTTGTGCAACAATGGGTTAATAAGTTCTCAGCAAAGCATAGCCCTAAGACTACAAGGAATGCTTACGGGCTCCTGTCTGCTATTATGGAAATGTACGCGCCTGGTATTCAGTTGGACGTTACTCTTCCTCAAAAGGTAAAGCCTGAACTATATGTCCCTACCGATAGCGATATACGCGCCATACTGGACTTCTTTACTGCTAACGATAAAGATATGGAAATTGCTGTTTACATGGCAGCGTTTGGCACGATGAGGCGGTCAGAGATATGCGCCCTCACAGCTGCTGATGTATCCGGGAACCTTATCCGGATCAATAAAGCCACGGTTGACGCAGGAAAGACAGAATGGGTCACGAAGACTACTAAGACGGTTTCCAGTGCGAGAACAGTGGAAATGCCTGAATACATAATAAAGAAACTTCCGGACAAGGGAAGACTGGTGGACTTAAATCCGGATCAGGTGACGCGGAGATTTGAAAGAGCTCTGACAAGGCTCAATGTCCCTCACTTCCGCTTCCACGATCTGCGCCACTATGCGGCCAGTGTTATGCACGCGATTGGCGTACCGGATCAGTACATTATGGCAAGGGGTGGTTGGTCCTCTGATGGAACTTTAAAAAGAATTTACCGGGGAACTATGGAAGATTACAACACGATTTTCACAGGAAAAATCATAGATCATTTTGAGACGATGCAACATGAAATGCAACACGACAAGAAAAAAGCCCTGTAA